AACATTGGTTATCTTAAATTGAAAGTATTGTATGAAGAAAATGGACGTCATCATAAAGTTTTCTGTGGAGAACAAATGCAAAGATTCGGTAAGTTACATCCTAGAGTATGGGATATGATCTTTGCAAGAATAAATTTATTAGAATCAGATCTAATAATCGATTATGAAGTTGATCTTGATTATGAATTTGTACATATCGTTTGCAAAACCTTTATGACACCAACAGATCAAATGGTTCCAAGTCCTCCAGGATTTACTAAAGACCAATATGTGAAAGATGTTATACATAGATTAAAAAACTATTATCCACTTTGTCCTATAGATTACACCGGTCACAATTTATGTTTCCAAGATAACAAATCTGTTTTCATTGATGTAGAGGATATAATCTTTGGAATAAGTGATAATTCAACAGAACAATTAATTAAAAACTCTGTGAAAAGTAATATCTATCATTCTTTTACAGACGTGGAATTTGATAATTTGTGGAACAAGTACTGTATAGAGTTAGACTACAAATATGTTAAACCTCCTTTAACAGCAACCGTTGAATATAAAGATCTGATAATAAAAAATTATTCCACTTTGTAAACATTCCAAGTAAAATTTTGATAAATATGATTACTGTTTGAGGCAAAACTCAGGCTCATAAGGCACTAAGGCAAAACAATGGAAGACGTAAAGGCGCTAGAACAAATAGGCAAACTCACATCGCGTTTCACACGCACCTGTCCCAACACATCAATATATCAACAAAGACTTGCAGAAGAATTTGAGATCATTCTTGATCTCCGGTTCGTAGAGTACTTCCTACAAATCCGTGATATTCTTGATCTTACTCAGGACATTCCACATATGACTCGTGGCTCTGCTGGTTCATCATTGGTGTGTTACCTTATGGGTATAACTGACGTTGACCCCATCCAGTGGGATATTCCTGTGGCAAGATTTCTTAATCCTAAACGAGATGACTTACCTGATGTTGATATTGATTATCCACACTATCGACAAGAAGAAGTTATGAATCGTATATTTAAGAAATGGCCCGGACAGTCAGCGAGGATATCAAACTATGTCCTTTATCAAGACAAGTCAGCGAAACGTGAAGCGGCAAAAAGACTCGGATACAAAGGAAGACTGCCCAGGAAATTTACCTATGAATCAATAGGAGTTGATCCCAAAGAGGCAAAACGTATAGAATCAAAACTGAAAGGCAAAAAGAAATGTATATCAAAACACTGTGGAGGCATCTTAATGTTTACAAGGCAATTACCAAAATCTTTAATTTCTCAAACAAATCAAATACTACTGGACAAGAACGAGGTAGAAGATCTCGAACACCTCAAAGTAGACATCTTGGCCAATCGTGGACTGAGCCAGTTACTGGACATAGACTCGCAAACAAAGTTATACGAATATCCAGAGATAGACAAGGCTACTTCGTCTTTGTTGAGTCGGGGAGACGTGTTGGGAGTCACCCAGGGAGAATCGCCCGCGATGCGAAGACTGTTCCGAGCGATACGCCCTCAGTCAATGCTTGATTGTGTATTTGCCACAGCATTGATAAGACCTGTGGCACTGCAAGGAAGACGTAAAGCGGCCTTTTTTAGTGACTGGACAACTGACAGAGTTTCTGATGTTGTTGTGTGTGAAGATGATGCTATCGTGCAAATATCAAAACTCATAGGCTGTGATTTCTACGAAGCAGATATGTATCGTAGAGCATTCGCTAAAAAAAATGAAGAGCGTGTGATGGAATTTATGACTAGACTTGGAGATCATCCTCGCAAAGACGAAGTGTTCAAATCTTTACAAAGCCTAAGTGGATTTGGTTTGTGCAGAGCTCATGCAGTAAACTTAGGCCGATTAATATGGGCATTAGCATATCAAAAAGCACACAACCAAAAAGGTTTCTGGCAAGCGGCACTAAAACACTGTCATGGATCCTATAGGAGATGGGTATACAAGACAGAAGCAAAAAGAGTTGGATTAAATCCTGTGACTGTTAGTAAGTCTGACAGTTGGGATGATCCTGTATATCAATTTAAAAAATATGGTTGGTGGTCAGATAAAAAATTCTTACCAGGCTTCTATACCAAGCATCTCTATCTCGATCGTATCGAATTCGCCGGACTAGTCGCCAACGGCAGAGTATACAAATCGGGTGATAAAAAATATGTAACCTTTGTTACGCTTGGTATTGATAATGGTTATTATGTTGATTTGAATATAAACAAACCATTTCCTTATTCTGATTATGATGTGATAAAAGGTATAGGAAGAATCAAACACCTAAATAATTCTGATTACATTGAGGTGCTAGAGTGCAAGTCAATGAAGATCAATCAATTTTATGATTAACTATTTCTTGTTACGTAGATGAATTGCGTCTGGAATAAGTTGTGGTTTCTCTAGCCAACCTACCACAGGTGCAAGTATTAGGAAGTACGCAAACCAGTATCCGGTTCCAATACGTCCTAGCAGTATCCAAAGACCTTCTGCCGGCATCGCTCCAACATACATTAACAAGAAGAAGTCTCCAACTAAGAACCACGTAAATTGTTTCCAAATTGGTCTGTAAATAGATGATCTAATCTTACTTGTATCTAACCATGGTAGTAATGCCATAATACCTATTGCAGATACCATCGCTATGACACCGCCTAACTTATCTGGAATCGCTCTCAACACTGCGTACCAAGGTAAGAAATACCACTCAGGAACAATATGTGCTGGCGTCACAAGGGGGTTGGCTTCGATGTAGTTGTCCGGATGTCCTAATATATTTGGTACATACATCAGGAATAACATAAAGACTAATAAGAACACACAAAAAGCATACATATCTTTCATTGTAACATAAGGATGAAATGATACAGTATCACGTGTGTCCTTTGGTTCAACACCAACTGGATTGTTAGATCCTGTCATATGTAGTGCTATCACGTGAAACAATACTACACCAACAATTAGAAATGCAATTAACCAATGAAGTACAAATGCTCGATTTAGGAATGCATCACCAACAGCATAATCTCCCCAAAGTAGAGTGACAATAGAATCTCCTATTAAAGGAATTGCACTGAATAGGCTTGTAATCACAGTTGCTCCCCAATAACTCATTTGTCCCCAGGGAAGAACATAACCTAAAAATGCTGTGGCCATCATTAGGAAATAAATTATTATTCCCAATATCCACATTAGTTGCCTAGGTTCTTTGTATGATCCAAAATAAAGTCCGCGGAACATATGCAAATACACAGCAATAAAAAAGAAAGATGCCAAATTCATATGGGCATATCTGATAAGCCATCCACCATTGACATCTCTCATGATATGCTCGACACTGTCAAATGCTTCTGCCACACTAGGTTTGTAGTGCATACCTAAAACTAGTCCGGTTGCAATCAAACCTAATAAAGTGAATGTAAGTATAGCGCCAAAACTCCAAAAGTAATTTAGATTCTTAGGCACTTGAAAGTCCAAGTATTCGTGCTTGAACATTCTAAAAATTGGTAATCTATTATCTAACCATCCCAGAGCACCTGTAAAAGGCGAGTTATTATCCTTTACTTTGTTGGTGTGGACTGGTTTGTAGTTTTTATCGTCCATATATTTGAACTATTAGTTATTGTTTTCTGTATCTTGTTCTTCCCATATAGTGGTCGCCAGGTTCATAGTCCCATCTCTTTCCGGGATGTCCACGCATCTTTGCATACCACATTCGTAGTCGTACAATCATCTTTTTATAATTCATCATCAGTTTTGAAGTCTCAGTTCTATGCTATTTTATCTCTTTGGATAAAAAATTATGAAATAGTGTCAAAAAATTTATTTTCTTCAATCCAGTCAAACATTTCTTTTGACCAAAGTTCAACACCCTTCTCATTTGGATGAGGATCTTGTTCAGTGCAAGTATGTTTATTTTTGATACACCATTCCATATGATGAGTATTATATCTGAAGATTCTTTCCTTGTCAACTTGTTTTAGCAAAGTTTGTATTTGAGGGATTGCTGTGTGTATTTCAGGATCTAATCCAAAATACATAACATAAGCAATCCTATTAAGTTTGAAATAGTTTTGCAAACTAATTAAATTTTCTAATTCAACTAGAGGCTGATCCATATCTAAATCCCACGCACGATCGTTGATATATCGTGCTTCTCTTTCCTTGTGGCTCTTCCAACTTTTCCAAAATATGGGTTTTAGATTATCTTCATAGCCGTATCGGATTGCAGGAAAGTCTCGTCTTACAGGTGTAGACCATTGTATTACAGCAAATGTGCTCTGTTTTTGTTCTGGTCTATTTTCAAAATATAATTGTGTGTCTATATTAATTCTTCTATTACCATTTCCTGCCCAAGCAATCACATCAACAGGCAGTCCATAGTGATTTGAAAATTCGTGACCAATACAGGTCTTAATATCGTTTGAAGGACGTAAAGCAGAGAAAGAACAACCAACGGATAGTATTCTATCTATCATATATACAAACCAATGTAAAATGCTAGTATGAGAATTATTATCCAAAAAATTACACTGAACTTGTTCATTTTTTGTTCATATTTTGTATAAGTTGTTTGATTTTACTTGATTCGATGTTTGCTTTTACTTTGCCAATGTCATCACGTGGAGGTTCTTCCGACTTGTGTTCTTCTTTCGCTTCTGCTGTCACTGTGGATGTTCTTTTTAAGTTAGAATAAATTGACGGCGCTTGTTTTTTAAATGTTTGATATTCTTCATCTTCAGCCAAGTCTAGTATGCGTAATGTGTCGATGTTAAACTCTAAGTCCACTTTATGACCAACACCGGAACTTGATCTTGTTTTCATAAACTGTATTTGATATTTGCCACGTTCTCTCATTGCACGTGATGTAAATATACCAATCACATTGTCTGCTGTTTGTATCTTGCTTAAACCACCGCTGATGTGCGAATGATCAAACTCAATCTCTTCTACACTTGCTCTGTTCAACTGCGATGCTGTGATCATTAAACAGTTTGTATCAACCGCCAAGTTTCTTAGTTCTTCTGACACATATTTGTCCTTCACAAACAAGTCACTCGGAGATACTCTTTTGTTGATTGGCATCAGTAAATCTAAGTAATCTATTAAAACTACATCACACTTTTTATTATTTTGTATTTCAAATTCTTTAATATAAGTTCTTATGTCTAAGGCAGTTGCTCCAGATGGAATATACTTTATTCTAAGTTTACCAGATGCTTTCGCTTTCATTTTGACTTTAAGATCAACTGTGTCTAAGTCTTTGTAAATTTCTCTAGTTGGCGTCTCGGTCATCATAGCATCTATTCTCATTGCTGTAAGATTTTCACTTAATTCTAGTGTGATGTACACACAATTCAATCCTTGCTCTGCATAGTTCACTGCCAAATTCTGCAAGAACAAACTCTTACCAGCACCAGAACCACCTGCAAATATATTCAGTTCACCTCTATTAAACCCACCAAACAATTTTTTATCAAAGTTTTTCCATCCAGTTGGAATCTGTCCGTTGTTATCTTTTAGTGCTTGTAATCTTGATTTTGGATCTTCAAAATAATCCAGACCCATATCTTTTGTAAGTCCAACTTGGACTGCCTTCTTAATCTTCTCTTCTACAGAACCATATTCACCTTTTTCCAACATATCTGCAGATGCCAGTATGGCTGTTTCTAAAGACTTGTGTCTTGCAAAACGTTCATACTCATCAAGAAACCAATCAAAGTGTTTAGGATCAATGTCAGCCGCAGATTGTAATTGTGCACCTGTTTTTGCATTTACCATTTCAACATCAGGCAATGTTTTATATTCATCGGCATATTCATAGATAAATTTTGCAGGCTCTCTTAGTTCTGCATCATAGTGCGAATATTTAAAAATGTTTTGTGCTCTCACAAATGATTCTGCGTCTGCAAGAAACATTTCCAAAAATAATTTCTGTAAATCTTTAGTGTATTCCACGTCTATATTATAACTTCTTTCTGTAAACTTGTCATTTCAAAATTTACTTCTTTTAGTCCTGTCTCTCTATCAAGATACTTGTATTCAAGTTTTTCAATATCCCATTTTTCCAATGCATCGAATATCAATTCCTTTTCCAATTCACCGCAAGTGTATACATCTAATTGTACCAAATTTGGTTTTGGTTCGTCCCAAATGTGTAAGGCTACGTGTGATGTTTCTATTATTGCAACACAGGTTGTTCCTTTGTTACCAGGCATATTACAATATGTTGCGTATGGTCCTAGCATAACTTTCATTCCTATATCACGTATTAAGTTGTTTGTCCAATCTATTATTGTTTGTTCGTGCTTTGGAATATTATGTAATTCTGCACGTACAATCAAATGTTTGTGTTTCATATTTGCTCCCGTTGGTTTTTTACAAGTTGATCGAATCTACTAATAATTGTTGCAATTAAATTTCCTAAACCATTACGTCTTTGCTGAGAAAGTAATTCTACAATACCAAGTTCAAGAAAATCATCGCCGTTAATTTCTTTACATTCTTCTATTGTACTGTCATTGAAACAATCACAAACTATGCTAGTGATACCTTTTGTTATCATTGCATCACTATCATATTCTACGTTTACTTTATTATCTTCTACCATGACATCCACCCAGATTTGACTTATACATCCTGTCACTAATCTTTCTTTTATTCTTTTTTCAAAATCCATTGTAGTTTTATTTTTTGCAAGATCGATAAGGTAAACCAGTCTGTCTTGTCCTTCCAACAAAGATAAATTTTCACTCCACTCTTTGATACGTTTTTTAATTCGGTTCATAATTGTAAATCAGTAATTCTTTTCTTTCTTTTTGGTCTTGCATATATGTACCTGTGGATCTAAATGTGTATTTTAAGTCCCAAGACAAACAGTGATACGTTTTATACAGTTCTATTGTATGTGGATTTGAATTATATGTTACCATAAAATTAGCCTGCCAACGATCAAGATTATCAATGTGATTTTTGAATTCGTCATGATCAAATCCTTTATGCTGACTTCCGTCTTTACCATATAAGAATGATTTTATATCGTATGGCGGATCTAAAAAAATAAAGTCCTGTTCGTAATCAGGTTGCATATAAAAAGCATAATCCAAATTAGTAATGTTCCATAACTGTATTATATCTTGATAGATCGTTAATTTTTTGATGTTGTTCAAAGTAAAGTTTCCTTCGTATGCCTGTCGTGAAAATGAACTTGACTCTGACAGTCCACTAAATGAACATTTGTTAACAATGTAAAATGCTTTTGCTAATTCATAATCATCAGTGCTAGTTTGTAATATTTTTTTACAGTCTTTGAATAATGATTTCTGATCATCAACACTATCCCAAGTGTTTTTCTTGATGTCTATCAATTCGTGCATTAATTCTTTACCACATTTCTGTAGTTGTGTCCAAAAACACCATAAAGGTTTGTATGAATCATTCACAGTGATTAGTGCATTAGGATATGTCTGTGTGATGTACAGTGCCATTGATCCGCCTCCTAGGAATGGTTCAGTGTATGATTGTATCACGGATGGCAGATACTTGTGTAAAAATTTAATTGCCCTACTTTTTCCTCCGGGATATCTTAACGGTGTTTTGTATCTTACTGGTTGGTAATCTTTCTTCATAACCACAATTTTTCATTTAATTTAATTTTTGTTTTAGAGTCGTGTGTATGTTTGAGGATGGCTTGAATAGTCAGCATCTTGCCATATTTTAACACAGCATTATTGACATCTTTGATGCCTTTTTGCCATGGTGGCATAGATACTGACCATCCCCAATCACACGCCTGATCAATGAGTTTGCTTCCGGCTTTGTCACGATCGGGCACTATGATAACTTTTCGATTGAGTGATTCAATCTGTAATTTTTGTTTGTTGCTTATTTCACTACCAAGTATTGCTACACCATCTATTGTTATGGCGTCAAATACTCCTTCGACTAATATTATAAATTTTTTTGACCAGTGTTGTTTGTCTAAGTTAAACAGTGTACCTGGTTGTACTTGTGCGTAATATTTTGGTTTGGTATTAGGATCAATGGATCTTGCAACTTGTCCTATAAGTTTTTTATCCTTGTATATAGGAACTAAAATTCTATTGTCTAATTTTTTAGATGTGTAAAACGGATAATCAATGTGCTTGATTCCTCTTGTGTTTAAATATTTTACATATCTTATATTATTTTCATTTATGCGTACTGCATCATCTGGAAGGTTGAAACTATCAAAATTTATATCTACAGTTTGAATATTTTTGTTTGGAGATACTTCTTGTGCAAGTTTCATTGCAGACATTGATAGTTTACTGATTGTAGATTGATCTACATTTAACCATCTCAACAATTTTCTGAATCGATTACTTAGATATCTACCAGGAGTGAAGTTTGCTTTGTATCCACAATTGAAACAATGATATTGTATTGAGCCGTCACCAAGATACATAATACCACCTCTGCCTCTAGTGTCCTGTGTTTCGCCATTGTAATGACAACAGGGTGCATTGAATGATGTCCAACCCGACGGAGTCTTCTTACGTTTGGGCGGGAGATGTGATTCGAGAGTATGTTGTAAATCCGGAAGCATAACTTTATTATACTTTAAGATGTTTGGTTATGTCAATCTAAAATGGGCCGTAAATGTTACTGAACAGTATAGTATAGATCAAATAACAGCCTGCGTGTAAACTTTGATCTACTGAAGTCAAAATCCAAAATTCTCTCATCGTGCTGGTATAACCATTTGCTTTTACAAAATTGTTTTTCAACCAATCAATGAAAAAATGCAATACATAATCCAATAAACCAAATAAAATTATACTTGAAAAAACTGCCACACCTGCGTAAAAATAATATGCGGTGCTCAAGCATAAAAATACAAACGCTGTACCAAGTGCGTGATCCAATGCGTGTAGATGCCCATTCACTGATGTCAGTTTGTATTTGTCTTTTGGTCCTTTGAATCTTCCTTGTAGTGCAAAGTCACAGATGAAGTGCTTTACCAATAGGATAAAAAATATGTGTGGAAGCATTATGATCTATAAAGTATTTTTTCAACACTACCATCAAGTACGGTAGATGAATCACCTTCGTTCTGAACAACAACAAATGCCACTGCATTGTGTACTCCAGTAAAGTTAAAATATTTTATACCAGTAGCACTGCTATATGTTTGGCTTGTGATCTTATAAAATGATTCTTGTTCAGTGTCTGTCGCGTAACTCACATTAGGAGTCAGCGTACCATAGACGTGTATGTCACCTGTAAATCCATTTGTGTAAATTGCCGCAGTGTGCAAAGCGGTGTTTGAATTTTGATTTGCATTAGCAGTCACAGTGCTTGAGATATGTTTGCCATCTAAGTGTGTAAAAGTTGATAATTCAACACTGTCAGTCAATTCAGGAAATGTACCACCAACGACTTCAAATCTTAATGCGGCATCATATCTAGTGTCGGCGTAAACTAGTTGAGTAGTGCTTGAAGTATCTGTATGTTTGATTGCTCCATGATAAAAACCAGTTTCTAGTGATAACATATCACTTTCAGTCAATGTAAATTTAATATGTCCTTTAGTAGATGTGCTTGAACCATCATCAGAGATGGTGCCTAATTTTGTTAATCTCAATTTGTTTGCACTGTCACTTATTTGTAGTACAGTGCTGGTTCCATCGACAAATTGTGGCTTCTGATCCTGATTACGGATCACAAGTGTAAAGGTATTATCAACTTCTTTGTATAATTTGATAGATCTTTCGTACACTTTCTCGTATCTCCTTACAGTGCCTTCTGTGTGGATGTACACATCAACAAGGCTGGGTAGTATGTATCCAATGTTATATTGCATGGCATTTACAGTATTTATTGTACCAGGAATATACTGAGTCAGCAATGAGTATGGTAATTATGTTTAAATGACAGTTGATTTAAAAGATATTCAAACTTCTTATCCTTTTCTATCATTAATATCGGTGGTCAAACAAGAAATTGTAGGTATTATACAGAATTGTGATAATAAGGTTATGAGTATATACGTATTTGAATTATTGCCCAGCGATTTGAAATCTGCGTTCTTAGAATATGGTGCTAATTGGTGGTGGGAATCAAATCGTAAAATTCCAATTAATATCTTTATAGGTCAAGAGTTTTCCAAATTTAGGCCATTCCTTAGAACTTATTCAATGAAAGAAGTGAAAGTAGTTTTTGGTCCTGTTACTAGATTAAGTGATTTTGCCGAGAATAAAAGGATAAGACGCAAGACAGTTCAGTTAGTTAGAACTAGTAAGTAAATTCATATGCACAATTACTGCCATTGCGTATGATGTGGCGTGTGCTTTTTTAAAATAGTATTGTCCATCTGTCGGCTTTACCCAAACTTCGTTGTTTATTTCTTCCCAAGTCTTAGATAATAAATGTCTTTTAGCAGGTCTGATAATTGCAAGACAACAAGCAATTTCTTCTAAACTCTTTGGTTTCAGTTTTGCAACTACATCATAATGACCATTCAGATGAAATAATTGATCAACAAATTCTCTGTCTAAAAGTTTTTCCCATTTTGGTTCTGTTTGAATTAATTCTTGCAAGTGTTTCCTGGATTTGACTTGTGAATATATGTTAACGTTTAACAAATCAAGTTTGAAGTATCCCAATGATTCTAATACTTTATAATCAATAGCAGACTGGTTAGTTTCTGGAATAGCAGGACATTCTGTAAAATATACTCCCGTGTTGTGTGATTTAGTTCCTTTGGAGTCTATTATACTTGCTTTGGTGTGAGACATTTCATCTAAGATCTTTTGTCTATCAGCAAAGTCAATATCTATATCAGGCATTTTTGTTTAATATATTTTTTAATTGTAGCATTAGTTTATGGAAGTGTTCAAGATCTTTTGGCTTATATTTTTTGTTATCATATTTTAACAAATCAATTAATGCTTCGTGTTTTGGATTTGCCATTAAATTGCAAGTACCATTGACAAAATAATTATGAAAAGAATTGATAACCATACAACATTATCTTGTGTAATATCTTTTAGTAGTTGCCAAAATAAAATAAAAAAATCTCTAATCATAAGTTTATTATATACTATAAATTAAAATTTATCAAGTCAATACCACCCAGTTCCAGATCGCCCGCAATGCCAATAACAAATACATCGCCTCCATTAGTGCCCTGGGAATGTCACCATCTTTGATGCCCATATAAATCCAAATTGAACAACTGATAGTGGCTATTGCCCAACCCATCCACTGTGTGTCAACATTAGCATTACTCAATATGAATGCACCAATCATGGCCAATAGAAAACCAGTCCATCGCCAACCATCAATTTTTTTATAGTACCTAATCTTCATTATTTGCTCTTCTTGGCTCCCCAGCCTCTCTTTTTAAGCATTGTGGGATTGCCAGTTTGTCCTACTGGTATTAATTCTACACCACGATGTGCAATATAATTGTCTATTGCTTGACGTTCTATCAAACGTATTTCTGCAACTTGTTCTTCTGATAGATCTTTTGTTATCAGTGGTATCTTAATTGCTTTATATCTGCCCTTGGCCGTCTTCTTTGTAAAAACCATGTTTGTCCTATTTTTTCTTTTTTGTTTTTAATATACGACCATAATTCGGCCATCCAAACTTGTCAGGTGATTCGTCTATGTATCTCCAACGTATCACGTCAGTATCTGGATTGCGTTCAAATATTTTTGGTCTATCTTTTTTTTGTTTTTTTGTTTTCATATTGCACTCCTTAACAGTATATAATATTTGTTAAGCAAATTAACTTGTTTTTGGCACCTTTAACCAACGATCTATTTCAGTGCCTTTCCTATTAGTGTATTGTACTCGAAGATGTGTAGTACCCTTAGGAGCACCTCCGGCAACTGATTTAAAAATCTTTTTCAAACCAAGACCTTCCTTTTCTTCATTAAATTCTTTGCCATCAGTGACTTTGATCTGGATTTTCCTTGTCATCAATCTAACTCCGATCTAAGAATGTGTTTACGCAATGCTCTAACTAATTCTTCAATTTTATCTATACAGGCAATCATATCTTTATCTGTAATGTATTTTTGTCTTTCTCTTAACCTATCATATTCTTTCAAAGTCAGGGTCACTGTGCTTTGTTCATTTTCATAAGTTAGATCGTGTTCGTGGGTAGTGTCTTGTTGATCTGCTTGACGATGTTCATTCATAAAGTTTCCTTATTAGTAGATTTGATATCTTTTTCTTACAATGTCATCAATTCTAAGATAGAGTAATTTTTCACGCCATTGTTGTGCGTTACGTGGATCCCTCCAGCCTTTTTTGGCAGCTTTACGTTTACAATCTATTAATTTACGTTTAAGTCTGCCACCGGGTTTTTCTTGAATTACTTCCATTGCTTTACTACTTTACACAGAATAAAGTAAACGTCAAGTGGTATTTTTATTTTTTATTCAGGTCTTGTATCAGATTGACCAGTTCGTTCTCTCCGCTGACGAAACTTTCTGTTCCATTTAACCGCCAATGCGTCCGGGGCTTCTGGAAATAAAAATGGGAATACGCCGTGAATAAAACCAACAACTGCAATGGCTAGTAACATCACAGTAGAATATAAGACCCAACTTAGATGTTGCCAATATGTTTCATCTACAGTCTTTAAGTGTCTCCAATCAAACACATATGGTATCACGGGTAGTTTCATTGTTTTACAACCTCTCTTAATTTTGATTTCGGAATATCTACGTTTCTCTTGTCACATACTTTGGTAATAATACAAGTATCACAATCAGGATTTCGTGAAACACACCATTTCTTTGCGTGTGTGATTAACCACATATGTGCTCCATATTTGTACTTGCTTGGTGTGGTGTCATTTACAGTAATGGATGCCTTGCCTTCGTCCAAACTATCTGCCCAACCCAATCGCCACAACAATCTAAACACGTGAGTATCTACTGCAATATGTGGTTCGCCAAACACAAAACGCATAACAATATCTGAACTTTTACGTCCTACACCTGGCAACGTCATTAGTTCTTTTTGGGTCTGTGGCACTTTACCACCAAATTCCTCTAACAACATTTTACTTGTAGCAAGTATATTCTTCGACTTTGCGTTGTGCAATCCAGCAGGTCGTATTGCTTCTATAACTTCTTGTTGTGATAGTTTGATCATTTCTTCTGGAGTATCTGCTAATGAAAATAATTGATTGCAGGCTATCGCAGTTCTTTTATCTTGGCTTTGTGCTGACAGCATCACACCAATTAAACTAGTATACGCCTTGCTGTAAATTTTTGATTTGGGTTTTTTATTTGAATAATAGTGATATTTTGAAGCAAGTTTTTCGTATATGTAATCTATTTCAAAAACGTTCTTCATAGTGACCTTTCCATTCTTCTATGTATCTTCTTAATTCTTTGTCCTGCACGTTACTAGGTACTTCATTCTTATAAAATATTTTATAACTGTCACTACCATATTTGCCAATGCCGTGCAAGTCAGATGCATCTTTGTAGTCCCAAGTCAAAAACTGTTCGCTCATCTTTCTAATTCTTTTTGCTCTTACACTCCACATACCTAATGGCTTTAACATTTTTTCTTGTGTCTTAAGTCTTCCACGTAGATATGCTTTTGGATTTGGATACCTTCTAAATAATTTAGGTAGTACTTCTTTTACCTGTTTTCGATATGTTTGGTTAAGACACATAACCCCAACCATATGTTGCCATACAGTTTTTACTTGCTGTTGTACCATCAAGTCCTCCCGCATTATTTTGTCCCTTCAATTTTAGTTTCGTACTTTGTTTTGAAGTAATCGTGTGTTACATAAGAAGCAGTAACAAAGCCTGCCACAAATATTAAAATGTAAATCAAAGTTGTTTTTAGATTTTTAATTAATCCACCTTTGCCTTTGTTCTTTTTATATGCTTTCCACATCCACCAAAAACCGGCAATGGTTAATACAACACTGATTACAATTACCCAAGGATTGTTTGCTATACTGGCACCTGCGGCACCAAATATCAAAAACAACAATCCGTTAATATAACAAGCCGGACACATTAATATATTCTCGCTTTAGGTGGAACTGGTTCCATTTCATCAGTCAAAGTTTGAAGTGACACTGCTCTATAACCAATCCTACTGTTATGCCCGCCTGCCCAAGCCATGGTGTGCTTCATCCAATTTTTGTCATCACGTTCTGGATAATCATCTCTTGAATGTGCGCCTCTTGATTCTGTTCTTGAATAAGCAGATTTCAAAGTTACCTGTGCTTGTAGCAAAAGATTTTCAAGTTCCATTGCTTCAGTTAGATCTAAATTAAAAATCATTCCATCTTCTTTGACCACCCCTTGTCTAAAGTCTTCTAATGGTTTTTCAATTTCATTCATACCAACACTAATGTTTTCACCTGTCCTAAACACCGCGGCTCTTGTTTGCATAATGTCTTGCATTCTTTCTCTAACATCTGCTAGGTTTACATCTGATCTTTTTGTGTGTATCTCATCTATTCTTTCTAATGCTTTGTCGACTGCTTCTTGTGTTGACTCTTGTACTTCGCCATTTGGTTCTAAAATATCTGAGCATCTATTTGCGGCCGCTTTGCCAAACACCACTAAATCTATTAATGAGTTCGAACCTAACCTGTTTGCACCATGAACACTTACACAGGCCGCTTCACCAATGGCCATTAACCCTGGAACAGTTTTTACTTTTTCATTGTCATCAAGTGTTACTACTTCAGCATTAAGATTTGTTGGTATACCACCCATATTGTAATGAACTGTTGGCACAATGTTTATTGGTTCTTTTCTAACATCAACATTACCAAACTTTTTTGCTTCTTCTACAATACCTGGCAGTCTTTCCATTAATATTTTTTCATCTAGGTGCATCAAGTTTAGATGTATGTAATCTTTGTTAGGTCCACAACCTCTGCCTTCATTTATTTCTACAGTAATTGCTCTTGAAACGACATCTCTTGATGCAAGGTCTTTGGCGTTGGGAGCATATCTCTCCATGAATCTTTCGCCTTCTGAATTAGTTAAGTATCCACCTTCACCTCTGGCACCTTCAGTGATTAAACAACCAACACCATATATACCTGATGGGTGAAATTGTACGAACTCCATATCTTGCATAGGTAGTCCTGCTCTTAATATCATACCGCCGCCATCACCTGTGCAAGTGTGAGCTGACGTGGCACTTTTATAAACTTTACCATACCCACCTGTTGCTAACACAGTCATATTAGCGTCAAACTGATGTATCTCACCTGTCTCTAAACAAATAGAAAGTGAACCTGTACACTTGCCGTTGTCCATTAATAAGTCTGTAGTAAAGTATTCATCAAAGAACTTAATGTCTTTGGATTGGCATTGTCCATACAATGTGTGTAGTATGGCGTGTCCGGTTCTATCAGCCGCGGCACACGTTCTTTGTACAATACCTTCTCCATAGTTGGATGTCATACCCCCAAATGGTCTTTGATAAATTTTACCATCTTGTGTCCTACTGAATGGGACACCATAGTGTTCTAATTCTATTACAGCATCTTTGGCATTCTTACATAGATATTCAACTGCATCTTGATCTGCTAACCAATCGCCACCTTTGATTGTGTCATAGGCGTGCCATCTCCAATCATCTTCACCCATATTTCCTAGTGCGGCTGATATACCGCCTTGTGCGGCAACTGTGTGACTTCTCATTGGATATATTTTAGACACAACAGCAGTCTTCAAACCTTTTTCGACCATGCCAAGTGCGGCACGAAGTCCAGAGCCTCCTCCACCTATTACAACTACATCGAATTTATGTTTGTGTGCTACTTCTTTCATTTCCAAAACCAATTTATCTTTTCCTTCTTGTTAGGATTCAAACTCCTAGCAAGTTTTCTTACTCTACCCATATGTTTATCAAAATCTTTTTTTTCCATTCCTGGTAGTACTGAATAGAAACGTATGTATCTTGTAACCATACCACCTAGATTGAACACTGCTTTTTTTATCCTTCTGTAAGGAATATTATCAAACAAACTAAAATTTACATAGGTAACCATAGGTCCACCATACGTGATTGATATTAATCCTAACTTGCCATTCATTGCACCTGGTACAGGATAACCGTAGTTCTTAAAATATTTGCTACCTGGCACCAATGCCCTGTAACTGAAAAACCATTTAGGGTGCAACACCCAATCAACCCAGTTTTCTAATATACTAGGCATCCTCAAGTTATGGCACGAACCAATGAGAAACATCACATCACTGTTCTCTAATCTTTTCCTATAATCCAAAACTAGTTTGGGTGGTGGATTAATTGTTGCATTGTAAAATGGCAACTGTTCTTTTTCTTCAAATAAATTAATTAAATCTATTTCATGGCCGTGTTTAGTTGCTTCGTCAATAAATGTATCTCTAATAGCCGCATTGAAACTATCTTTTGTATTGTGGTGGCCAAATACTATACAAATTTTCATAATATTATTCTTGATTGTTGTCCTTTGGTTCATTTGTTTCATCCCACACAGCATAACCTCTACCATCATTTCTTGGTTTGTAGTAGGGGTCATTAAAGTTTGGATCATCTACTCCCTCGACGGATTTTACTTCTGGAATGTAATGCTTCAACATATTTTCAATACCCATTTTTAAAGTTGCGGCACTACTGGCACATCCTGAACAAGAGCCACTCATTAGCATTGTAACTATTCCGCTATCTTTATCGAAACTTTCTAATTTCACAATGCCACCGTGATGCTGTACAGCAGGCATTATTTGTTTTTCTATTATGTCTTTTATATTATCTTCTATTTCTTTTTGTGTTCTATCAGTCATATGTTACCAACCCATATATATTTTAAAAATACAACCTGCTATCACTGTGAAACCTATTAAGTAACCTGGAATCAACACAGCCGGATGCATCCTTTTCATTATGTCTTCATTATCTTTTTCTATTTTTTCCCAATGTTCTTTCATTCTATGCCTGCCTCTGTTAGTGTTTGTTTTACGAAATCTAGATCTTCTTCTCTCTTTTGAAATGTTTTCTTCCAAAATGCTGGATCGATCATTTCATATATTATTTTGATTTGATCATCGTGCATTATAGATATCATATCTTTGCCCGCGTCACTGTTAAGAATTATCCACGGACTTATCTTTCCGTTTGCAATCATCTGTGTCACTCTATTTAAATTTATGTATTTGAAAAAATCCTCTAGCCTTGCATTTTGTTCAGTGGCCCATTCACCCATTTCTTTAATAGTTCGATTCAATGCCTGCGGTACTGGCTCATTTTTGATAATATGTTTGAGATATGCGTTGATAGTTTGTTGCTTTGGCCAATTGTCAATTCTTATCTTTGAAGTACACAACCAATCGATAAATGCTCCAATTTCGATAGGAGTGTTCGATGTAATGAACTCTGCAGTCTTTACAAATGCTCTGTAATATTGTGATTTAACAAAGTCAGTAAAAGTTTTTTCTTTTTGTGTTGGATAATTTATTTCATAGAATCTTCTAAATATTTCAAATGCCAACACGTGAACTTTGTTGTCTTTTTGTTGCCAACGTCTTTTTTGCTCACACATATGGATATCCATAGTTGATTGTTTTGAAAAAGTTCTTCCGCAGTACTCACAAGTTGGCATATTTTTTATTTTAGCAGGTGTGTAATGTAAAATCAATTATAATCCGTTGTTTATTTTTAGTAACATATAGAAAGAAAAATCAGTTATCATAAACCAAAGAAACATTGTCAGCATTGAAGGTATAAAACCAAATAATACTATTGTAAAGAAAAATAGCAACCAGAAATTCCAAAGCAATTTTTTAAAATATTCTCGGACAAACTTTGCTGGTACTGTGTAAAACAAATATTCCGTCATTTTCCTTTAAAATGCTTTTCAAATCTTTCGTCAGCATCTTCTCCTGAGTATTTCTCATAATCCGGTAATGGATCTTTTTGTTCTGTTATCACAGGCCAAACAGCAGAGTATTTTGTATTCACTTCAAGCCACTTACCATCTTTATCTTCTGCATCAGTGATTATTGCATCTTCCGGACATTCTGGTTCACACACACCACAATCAATACATTCATCTGGATTTATCACCAGCATATTTTCACCTTCGTAGAAACAATCTACAGGACAGACAGACACACAGGTCGTATGTTTACACATCACACATTTTGAATTTACTAGGTATGTCATTAATCTATTCCGTGCTGTTTTTTAATTTCCGTGAACTCTTTTGTAGTTATCATTTGATCTAGCACATCTAAATCGCTTTGTTTTGCATTAGGATATATTAATTGCAATTCCTTCATTTTAGATTTCTTTGTAGTAGTTTTCTTTTTAGGATATATCCATTTGTGAAACATCTTGAATGTCGAACCACACATTGCAGTCAATCTCCAAAGCAAAGATTTATGAGATTTGGATAATGCCCAGTGATGCTTGTTAACATTCTCATTCACTTCTTCTATGTAAAACTCTTGTATGCTTGGATCTTGATGTTCAATTGAAGCAGTCCACTTCATTGTCATATAAGGTGAATATAATTTTTTTTGATCTTCGGGTAAATTTTGATACCAAGTTTTATTTCTTGTATCAACAGCACTCATCATAGATTTAATGTCTAAGAATTTACTGTTTGGCATATCTACATTTTATACTTTCCATTTAGCTTTGTCAATTAGATACCACGCCAAATCGTTGTGGCAATCTATTTGTGGATGCATATTTGCAAAATAATTTTTGTCATTGGTTTTTTCTAAAGCCTTGTTGATGTATCTGGATTTGGTTATTATATCCTGCAAAAATCCATCTTCTCGCAATAGCATTAATTCGTCATGATCTACCTTGAACGGATTGCAAATAAACAGTTCAGAAAATGTTGATATCCAATCATCTGAATAAGCAGGCACTAAATCAATATTTTGTCCTTGTTTTTCTAATATTGTTTTTAGCCATGGTTTTTCAATTACCTTAAGTTGACCAAATTCCCATTCCTTGAAATATCCATCTCTTTTGAAAACCACTGTATTAACATTGATCCATTTGTCTGTGACCGCGTCTAATAGTTCTAGTATACATAGATCATAATACTGAAACCATTCTTCATATTTCATAAATCCAAATGGCCAGAAATCCATAATGTGCCAACCATTCGCATAAACTTCAGTTCTCCTTGCTCCCATATGCCAAAAAAAGTATGCCCACGGTGTTGCCCTAGTAGGCAAGTTACTGCTAGTCCTAATAGTGTCTTCAACTTTTTCTGTTTTGTACCATTGTCCATATCTGCCTGTAAGATATTTGTTTGCCCATACGTTAGAATGATTCATATCTTGTTCAGCACTGTTAAATTGGAATACTACATTTATTTCTCTATATTTTTTTGCTTGTAGATAATCTAGTATTGCTATCAATCCGAATACGTTGTCTGTGTTGCTAGGTTCATTAGTAGGAGCAGAAAGATACAAATCACTATGTATGTTTTTGGCAAGGACTCCTCCATATACGTTTTCTAACCTAAAATCTAAAGCATCATCATTATTTTCTAGATCAATTTGTAATTTATTATCAACCCACATCTTGTCACCAGCAGTCCAACCGTCACCCATTACCACAGTACAGGTATCTTTTCCCCTGCTAATGTAATAATCTTTTCCGCCTGGTATAAATGAATTTTTTTCTAAGACTTTGCTGTTGTTTAATATGCTATCATTGTGGTCAGATCGAAAATATATTCTGTGCTCTTTGGCTGTTGTGTAATCTTGATTTTCTTGCCAATAAACTGTGTAAAATTCTTCCAACACAGTTTTTGGATTTTGCAACCATTCCAGAGTATGCAAATATTTTCTTGGATATATTACATCTGGATCACGTGATCTATAGAGTGACTTCTTGTTTAACTGAGTCTCAAAAGAATATGTGTGTCTACTTTTGTACTTAGAGTTTTTGTTTAACACAATTATCTAACTCCTTTAGATTATTTAAAAGTTTACGGAAAACTTCTGGAGTCAACATATTAGGACCATCTGATGGAGCGTTATCTGGATCGTTATGGACTTCTAAAAATACGCCGGCGATTCCTATAGATACTGCGGCTCTACACAATGGTTCAACAAATGACCTATCACCACCTGATGACGTTCCCATTCCACCTGGTTGTTGTACTGAATGTGTACCATCCATAATCACAGGATAATGTTCACGCATTGAATGAATACCTCTCATATCAACTACTAAATTATTGTAACCAAAAGTTGTTCCTCTTTCTGTGATTAAGAAATTTTTATTTGTGGGGCATTTGTCTTTGATGTTTGCAACTTCTTTGAATGATAAAAATTGGCCTTTTTTGACATTGACCCATTTTCCTGTTTCACCTGCGGCAACAATCAAATCTGTTTGCCTACATAAGAAAGCAGGTATTTGTATT